TCAACTGGTTAGGAGAGTTCTTGTATGACCTCAAGCCTGATTATGTCGTTGACTTAGGAGACGGGGCTGACATGAGATCGCTCAATACCTTCGACACACGTACGCCAGCAGCGTTATGCAGTCAGTCTTACGAGAAGGACATAGAGCAGTACAACGATGCACAGGAACGTATCCGTTGGAAGTTCAGGCACCACAAACGTAAACGACCTACCTATATTGGATTTGAGGGCAACCATGAAAACCGAATTAAAAAAGCTATTAAGCATGATCCTCGACTCGAAGGTACAAAGTACGGCATATCTTTCGGGCATCTCCAGACAAAGCACTGGTTCGATGAATACCACGAGTATGAACACTCGGCACCAGCGATTGCTGACTATGATGGGGTCTCGTATGCTCATTTCTTTAGTAGTGGCAACTTTGGGTCTGCTATGTCTGGGATGCATCATGCTAATGGGTTACTGGCTCACAGGCATTATAGCTCTACTTGCGGTCATAGTCATAAACGTGACCTTAAGTTTAAAGACGCTTCTCACCCTAACGGAGTTATCGGACTTGTGGCAGGATGTTATAAAGGAGCAGCAGAAGGCTGGGCGGGACAAGCCAACAAGGAATGGTGGTCTGGCGTAGTGGTTAAGCGAGAGGTAGATAACGGTATGTACGAGCCATCTTTTGTATCACTTGCAACACTAAAGAAAACATATGGGGAAGCGTAGTGAGTTTGTAAGGGTAGAGCGTGATTTTTACCCAACACCTTTAGCTGCTGTTGAGCCACTGATACCGCTATTGCCATACTCATTTGATTATGTTGAGCCATGTGCGGGAGATGGACGTTTGATAGGACACATAGATAAGTTGACTGGAGGTCATGGCGAGTGTCTATTTGCTAGTGATATTGAGCCAAGAAATCCTATGGTTACAAAGAGTGATGCTCTTGACATGGACATTACTGGGTTAGGTATAGACTTCTGCATTACTAATCCACCTTGGGATAGAAAGATACTGCACCCATTCATTAATCTTTGGATGCAGATGTGCCCTACTTGGGTCTTGTTTGACGCAGATTGGATGCACACTAAACAGTCATCTATTCTTATGACGTACTGCGAGAAGGTTGTTAGCGTAGGGCGTGTAAAATGGATAGAAGGAAGTAAGAGTTCGGGTAAAGATAATTGTGCGTGGTATCTTTTCGATATATTTAAAGAGCCAAATTCTTCAACAGAGTTTTATGGAAGGGCGATAGGATGATTAAACAAAGTGAAGTATCTGCAATGGCGTACTCATACTGGGTTGAGAGTAAGATTATGACTACGCAGCAGGAAAGGTTATTTGAGAATACTTTCGGTCTTGTAGGAGAGGCTGGAGAGATTGCTGAGAAGGTAAAGAAGACCATTAGAGATAAGGTTGCGCTAAACCGACTTGACATGATTAAGGAGCTTGGAGATGTGTTGTTCTATGTTGCAGCCCTCGCTAATCACCTTGACTCTAACTTAGCAGAGGTGCTTGAAACAAACATGGACAAGCTAAATGATAGAGAGTCACGAGGTGTCCTCGGTGGAAATGGAGACAACAGATGAGATGGACCAACAATATAATCGTAAGGTTCTTACGTTACTCAGTTATGTGGTCTGAGCATCGCACTGCAATTAAGATACTTAACACGCTGACTGACAGACAGTTAAGAGACATTGGTTTGGCTAGATCAGATATAGATCGTATGGTCTGGCTAGAGAGTGATAAGAAAGAACGGGGAAAAGAAGAATGAGCAGTAACCACCTACCAACAGACTACCAGTCGTTTATACACAAGTCCCGATATGCACGTTGGTTAGACAAAGAGGGACGCCGTGAGACTTGGAGCGAGACAGTTTCTCGTTACATGGATAACATCGTAAAGCCTGTGGCTGGGGATAACACTTACATAGGCGATATTGAACAGGCGATCCTGTCTCTGGATGTGATGCCTTCTATGCGGTCACTAATGACAGCAGGTCCAGCAGCAAGCCGTGACAATACGAGCATGTATAATTGCTCCTACTTAGCGGTAAAGAACATCAAGTCATTCGACCAGGCTATGTTCATTCTGTTATGTGGCACGGGAGTAGGCTTTAGTGTAGAGCGACAGTACGTTGAGAAGCTACCTGATGTACCAGATACTCTTTTCGACAGTGATACAACAGTTGTTGTAAAGGATAGTAAGGAGGGTTGGGCTAAGTCCCTACGTCAGGTTATCGCTCTTCTATACAGCGGTGAGGTTCCTAAGTGGGACGTGTCAAAGGTACGACCAGCAGGAGCTAGACTAAAGACCTTTGGAGGTCGAGCCTCTGGACCAGGACCATTGATTGACTTGTTTACGTTTGTTATCCATACGTTCAAGAACTCACATGGTCGTAAGCTCTCGCCTCTTGAGTGCCACGACATAATGTGTAAGATCGGAGAAGTAGTTGTCGTAGGTGGCGTAAGACGTTCAGCAACGATCAGCTTGTCTAACTTGGATGATGATCAAATGCGTCATGCTAAGAGTGGATCTTGGTGGGAGAACAATCCACAACGAGGCCTGGCTAATAACTCAGTAGCTTATACACAGAAGCCTGATAGCGTATCCTTTATGCGTGAGTGGTTGGCTTTGGTAGAAAGCAAAAGTGGTGAGCGAGGTATCTTTAATCGTGAAGCAGCGAAGGTGCAAGCTGGTAAGAATGGCAGACGTGATAACTCTTTTGACTTTGGAACCAATCCGTGCAGCGAGATAATTTTACGAGATTCACAATTCTGTAACTTAACCGAGTGCGTAATACGTGCAACAGATGAGCTTAAGGATTTAGAGCGTAAGGTAAGGCTTGCTACAATTCTTGGGACCATACAGAGTACCTATACGCACTTCCCTTATCTAACAAAGGAGTGGAAGGACAACACAGAAGAAGAACGTCTGCTAGGAGTTAGCCTAACAGGCATTATGGACAACCCGCTAATGACATTAAAGAATAATGGATTAGCTAAAACACTGGAGTATCTTAAAAATGTTGCTATCGACACTAATGCTGAGTGGGCTGAACTTCTTGGTATCCCTGTTTCTACTGCTATCACTTGTATCAAACCTTCTGGCACTGTCTCCCAACTTGTTGACTCTGCTAGTGGTATCCATGCTCGTCACTCACCTTATTACATTCGTACTGTGCGTGGTGATACTAAAGATCCACTAACTAACTTTCTCAAGGACAAGGGAGTACCTTTTGAGCCTTGTTTAAGGAAGCCAGACACTACAGTGGTGTTCAGCTTCCCACAGAAGGCACCAGACAATGCAGTAGTCACTGCTGACATGACTGCAATTGAGCAGCTAGAGATGTGGTTGATGTACCAGAGGAATTGGTGTGAGCATAAGCCATCAGTCACGATCAACGTAAGGTCTGAAGAGTGGTTCGAAGTAGGCGCTTTCGTGTATCAGCATTTTGATGAGATGTCTGGTGTGTCGTTCTTGCCTTATGATGACCACACATATCAACAGGCGCCTTATACGGAATGTAGTAAGTCTGACTATAAGGAACTTTCATCTTTAATGCCAAAGGGTATTGACTGGAGTGAGTTGTCAGAATATGAAGAGGAGGATAACACAGCAGGAAGTCAGACATTAGCTTGTTCTGGGGATAGCTGTGAGATCGTAGACCTAGTGTAACCCCGACTACCTGAGCATGTGTTTAAACTGCTCACCAATTAAACAGGAGATACCATGTACACCATTCTAACCCGTAATAACTGTAAGTACTGTGATAAAGCCAAGGCTATACTGGACTTAGATCGTATCGCTTATGTGTCGTACAACATAGAAGAAGCCTCAAGCAAATGGTTGCTGTCACTAATGAAGCAAGCTAACTTGACTAGTGTACCTCAGATATTTGCCCACGATGGAAATTATGTAGGAGGCTACCGTCAACTTGAATCAGCAGCAGGTCTTACAGACAACAGGGAGTACTGAGTTGGTACAGCAGCAACCTAAGAAGGCTAAAAGAGAAACTACATACAAGGGAGCCTCTAAGAAACAAACATCTGGCATCGTACCAAAGACTGTAAATCAAGGTATGCTTATAGATGCTATAACCAATAGTAACCAAATTCTTATCCTTGGCCCTGCTGGCACAGGTAAAACCTACGTTACTGCTACCTGTGCTGCTGATTTGTACACCACTAAGAAGATCGACAAGATCGTCATCACAAGGCCACACGTAGCTGTAGGAAAGGACATAGGGTTTCTACCAGGTACACTAGAAGAGAAAGCACAACCTTGGGCATTGCCAGTCCTAGACGTTCTCATAAAGCATCTAGGCAGGGGTACAGTGGACACTGCACTGAAGTCTGGTAACCTTGAGATAGCAACACTAGCTCTTATGCGTGGTCGTAGCTTTGACAATGCTTTCATTATAGTTGATGAAGCTCAGAACATCGAGGTGCCAGAGATACAGATGGTCTTAACAAGAGTAGGAGAAGGGAGTACAATAGTTTTAAACGGTGACATACAGCAATCAGATCTTAAGGGTACGTCTGGCCTTGCAAAGATCATTCATCTCGCTAAGAAGTATATGTTGGATGTCCCTGTAGTTGAGTTTGGGTTAGAAGACATAGTTCGCAGTGGTATCTGTAAACAATGGGTAGAAGTATTTACTAAGGAAAAGATGTAATGAAGAACGATAACGTAAACAACCCCGTACATTATGGCACAGGAAATATTGAGTGTATCGATTACATCGAAGACTTCTTGAGCATTGAAGAGTACACTGGATACCTACGTGGAAATATAGCCAAGTATCTACATCGGTATCGATACAAGAACGGAGTGGAAGACCTCAAGAAGGCACAGTGGTATGGTGCAAGACTAATCAGCCTAGAGGAGGGACAATGAACCTGTACGAGGGAATTATAGTATTCAACCTAGTTATCTTACTTTGGGTTACATATCAGATAGGAAGGATTAAGACAGACATAGAAACTGTGTATGAAGCACTAGCAGTGACTATGAACTCAGTAGGAATTGACGAAGACACTTAGAATCAGTAAAGCCTCCCCAGTGAAAACTAGGGAGGCTTTTTTGTGTTCTACTTACGTCTGAAGAGGTTTCGTATTCCCCTAGCTATCTCATTTGGTGATGGGGCTAACCACCCTAAGATCAACAGGATCAGCATGAGAGGGTCAATCGTAGTATTCTTAGTTGTACTGGTATCCTGCACAATAGTCTCCACAGGAGCCTCTACTAGAACCTGAGGACGTACTGAGGTTGTTACACCTAAGTTCTGTGTGTTCTCTTTACCTATCTGAGTATTAGCAGCTACGTTAGTACCCCCTCCCGATAGAAATGAAGGTATCTGACTACAGCTACTTAGAGGTAGGAGCAGTAGGCTTACTAGAAGTGTTCGCTTTACCATTAACATATATCCCATAAAAACCTGCCCCTGCCCCAATCATTACAGATACAAAACCTGACTGGGCATTAGTTGGGTCAGGTAACGACATAAACCACTGTGTAGTCTGATAGAAGGCTAACCCATACAGCGAAATTATAAGTCTGGGCCATATTCTCCACTTATCAAGTGTTTCTGGTGTCATTGACATATTATAAAGCCCTATACAAAACATAAATTAACATTGCAGTCCCTGCTGTCTGAGATAGGATTATACTCCTGTCCCACCAGAGTAGTCCTACCACAAGCCAACCAAAGACACCTATGAAGTTAAGGGTGTTGTCAAGTACGTAGTACTCTCCTTCATCACCAATAGACCTAACGAATAAACTAGCTAACAAACCCAACGCCGCTATCCACTTAATGTACCATGATAAGTCTTTGTCAGGTCTCTTCATAGCCATAATCCTTAGTGCTTAACTTGCTGCTTAAGTTGATAGATTCTGACTTCACTCTCTAAGTGCTTGATCTTCTCTTGACTAGCTGCGAGTGCTATAGAGACTTCCATTAACTTAGCTTGTAATTCTTCTACCTTGCTGTGGAGTTCTTTATTCTCCCCAGAAACAATCTTAATACGTTCCATAAGGTTCTCCTTAAATTCACCAGAGGTATCT